CTATGGGATCTACTTACTCTTTTTGCGAAGATGAGCCCGAGACTTCTTCTTCGCCCGAACGCAATTAGGAACCATACGATTCCCTTTTTTCTTCATACCTTCTTGAACGTAGCCGTCCCAACAAGTTCCCTGTTTAGCCATTTTTCTTAGATGCTTTGTAAGAACGAGCTTTTTTACCAGCTCTTTTTGCTGTCTCAGTGTTAGCTACATGCGTATTGACAGGCTTTCCCTTTGTGGCACGCTTTTTCTTTTCGTCGGTAGCACGACGCTCTTCCTTTGACATAGACGCCCACGCTGCTTTTGGCAGATAGCGTTCTGTCCTCCCTTTTTCCCGAGCTCTATCCGCCACTGCCTCTTCCATACTCAAACTCAAATATAGCTCCTTGTAGGAAGTATCTCAAATCTATTATTTTTTCTTGGTCAATATCTCCTTGACCAGCCCAATTATTCAAAGTGAAAATAACAGCGTCATTTAACGCACGTACAGAGCGTTCGTCAAAAATGCAAGTTACGTAAGCTTCTTCTCCAAAATCACTTTTTTTCATACTCTTCTTTGGTCTGCCAATCCTCTTTAGACCATTTAGAGAGTTTGTTTTTCTTAGATTTTTTACCTTCGTACTCTCCGCCCGCGTCTTTGTAGTATTTGGTAGCCAACTGCATAGCTCGAGCAGAGTGTCCGCCCATTTTTTTACGAGCTTTAGCCTTGGCTCTAGCCCATTTTTCAGGATGTTTTTTCTTCGCAGTCTCAGCCATTAGATAATTTCACAAACGAATTGAGAAAGGAGATAATCCCGTCCTTTAATTTTAGCTAATACAGTCAAATCGTATTTTCTCATTTAAAAGTAATCATCAAGGCAGTATCTTAAGGTACGACACGTAAATTTCTACGCCATGGCTGAAGAAGAAAGCCAAAGTAGCAAACGATCGTTCGAATTACTTGGTGAAGTCGTAAAAGTATCAGTTCTTGCGTGGAGTGCTGCATTGCTAACACTCTCGTACATGGGCTACTTTCAAAAAATGGATCCTACTTTTATAGCCTCCATTTTCAGTGGATCTTTAGCTGGTTATGGAATCTCACGTGCAGTTGATACCAACGGAAAACAAAAAAAACCTAAGATAGAAGAGGATAATATTACGAAAAGTAAACCATGACCAAACTCACATGGCTAGTTTTACTGAGTCTTTTCAGTCCAGTTGGAGCATTCGCGAACACTGCACCAGCCTTTACTCAAGGCTCAATGAACAGCACCACAACCACGGAACAAACAATCACAGAAACAATCGAAATCGAAAAGTTTGGAGGAGCATACTCCAGTTACACGGGACACAACGCCACTCCGAGTGCAGCAATTGGAGCTACGGGCACTACTTACTCAATGAATACCGGAGCAGAAAATTGGCAGTTAGAGATAGTAACCAGAGCAGCCAACGCTGTCACAGAAACTCAAGACATCACACGGACGATAGAAACAGAATCTACAACTACTTCGTTAAGTGTGTTCTCGCAGTAACTCTGTGCTGTAACACCGCTTACGCTCAGACGAATGAAGGAACTTCTGTTATTGCAAACCCAATCGCTTCGAGCACCGGGTCAGTTACAAATTCTGCGGTGCAAATAAATCAAGGATCTTACAGCACACAAGGATTCGGAGCTGGGCATTACTGCAATAGCGGCACTGTGGTTTTTTCACCTTTTTATCTTGGTAATGGCTTTCACCCGCAGTACACCCGCAGTGAAAATTATGGTGCTCAAATCAGTATCAGTATCCCGTTAGACGGAAATATTACAGAAATATGCAAAGAACTAGGTCGTAAAAGAATACAAAAAACAAGAGTGGATATCTTGCTCACAAGAATGAGAGAGTGTACAAACATGTACGACAAGGGGTACATGATCCGACCCGAGTCGCCTTATTCAGCTATTTGCGATGACGTTGTGCCAATCGCTGCCTACTCCAAGTTGGGGGCTTCTTCCCTAACTTCCGCTGAACCCGATTAAATATTTGCTTAACAATTGGTTTTAGGGCACTAACGCACTTTTTAAAAACTGCAGTAGCTGTAAGCGTTGCCGCCACGGATATAGTTGCCGTCGTACCAGCAGCGACAAGTATCTCAGGCTTAGGTATAGGTATTTCTAAATTTCCAGGGAGGCTCACAGTATTAACAACTTGAGAAGCTGCCTGCTCTTTTTCAGCTACTTCAAGTTTAAATTTATCTAGATCTGTCCGTAGTAAATCTATTAAACCAGAGTATGCATCGAAGGAAGGCTGTACAGCATCTACGACATCCTCAACAATTTTTTCTGCAACAGATTTTTCAGATTTAGGTTCTTCAACAGGGCCTTTTGGCGTAACTTTTGGAAGATAATTACTTGCTTTACCAGGACGATAAGAAGGCACCAAGACCGTCGGATAATCAGGCGGTTTTGGTGCTAAATAATCTATTACAGGTTCCGGAAATTTTTTAACTTCCGGAAGCTTTATATCGGGGAGTAAAAACTCCGGCACTTATAGCCTTCCGCTAGTGCTCCGCTCGTCACGACCACCGCGCGACTTTGCTTCACCTTTACGTTCTTTTTCACGCTCAATCTTGTATTTCTCAGATCGCGTTTTTGCACGAGTAGCCTTGCTCATCTCACCACGGCGTTTGCCTTTTTCAGTCGCTTGCACGGTTCCGTCTTTTAGATCTCCAGATTTTTGAAGAGTTTTTGTAGCAATCGCGTAGGCAGCCCCCTCTTTCATACCGGGGTTGTCTTTCATAATTGACTTGACTGCGTCCTCGAGAATGGCAGGCATCGATTTAGAATTCTGGGAGTATATTTATATTGTATCGACTTTTTATCATGTCTTTCCTACTAGAAAACTGGTCTAGTATCGTCGGCATTGCTGGTGCAGCCCACCTACTTGCGTTGGCAATTGTCAACATGACCCCAACACCCAAAGACGACGAAATTTACGCAAAATTTTACAAAATTATTGAGATGATCGCCGGTATTGTTACTAAGGTTGCTAAAAAATGACGTCGTTGATGTTGGTTTTATTCTTGTCAGCGGGTGTACCTGAGGGATTTCTTAGCTGCAAAGAGACTAACGATTTGATAAAAACGCTAAACGAAGATACATGGATAAATAAGAAAGAAAATATAAATTACAAGAAAAAATTAGGGTCACAGATACGCCGTAGTGGACCTCGTAACTGCGGTGTAATTTTATAGATTATTTTGGAAAATTTTATCAGGCGTTACAACGCACCGAGTAATGTAAAGTGCACTGAAGTGATACAGTGGTTTGAAGATAATGAGAGTAACCACGCAGCTGAAGGGCGCATATCTGGAGGAGTTAACAAAAAAATTAAAGAGTCATTGGACATATCTATTTCCTTAAAAAATGGTTCTCAGATACCGTGCATGGTTAACTTATTAAACTTTTTATGGGACGGTGTTAAAAAATATTCAGAAGAATTTCCAATAATTAAAGAGGCTGATTTTGGACTTATAGAAGACTTTAATATTCAAAAATATACTCCTCCTGCAGGTGGGTATAAGTCAACGCATTTTGAAAACGAATCGTTACGAACCTGTAAAAGATTTTTGACTTGGATGATTTATTTAAACACCGTCGAAGACGAAGGAGAAACAGAATTTGTATATTTAGGTTTAAAAGAAAAAGCTGTAGAGGGAAAACTGCTTATTTGGCCTCCGTCTTTTACTCACGCTCACAGAGGAGTTATTTCTAAAACAGAAAAAAAATACATAATGACTGGTTGGTATAGTTTAATTGAACCAGAAATATTTATAGATTAACCAAAGTAAGATTAACAGCTGTAGGTAAAGCAAGAATTTCTTCGCTTGATTTTTGAGCCCATATGGGTGAAATACTATCGGGATCAGGTTGGTTAATCCACTTTAAAATTTTGTCTTCTCTTTCCGAAGTCCAAAAAATTTGACCCCGATACCACTCAAACCAAGGTGAGTCTGATTTTTCTAGATTACAAGCACCACAAGCCCCGATTAAGTTGTTTCGAGTGTGTAGACCTCCCCCAGCTCGGGGCACAACATGGTCGAGAGTAGTGGGGTTATGGCGAGCACAATAAGCACACTCGGGCCAGTCGTCCAAAATGCTTCGTCGGAACCGTTTTCTAGCAGACTTTTTCTGTAAACATTGGAGATTGAATACAAGCTCAAGTTCCGAACCGACCAAAATTAATGGTGCGATTTACCTATAGCTTAGTCGTATGTTTAGTTAAAAGTAAAGCAGAGTTAATTAGACATAAATATAGATAAGCAAATTCTTCCTTCTATTGCACTTAAAGACTCGTCCATTACTACAGGAGTTACTTCGTGAAACGCCTGACTTGGAAACATTATCATTGTGTTATTTTTGAAGGGTATTGTTTCGTCTAAATCATGAAGAATTAAATCACCGCCTGTAAAAGATTTAGGTTCTTTACATAACCAAATCAAAGCAGACGTAACCGAAGTATCTCTGTGTTTTTTGTAGAATCCAGTATTTGTATAAAGACTACATAACATAGAGTGACGATTAGTGTTAATAACCGGATAGTTAGCGAAACACATTTCAGCAAATGTGCTGGTATAACCGTCAAATAATTTGTCTACTGATTTAGTAACACCCTGCAGTAAATGATTGTTTTCTTTATCAAGAAATAAACCAGACCTAGAGACCATGCTAGGTTCATTCTGTCCTAAGGACCGTGGTTGCCACAAAGATCGAGCAAATGTAATCGCTAAATCATCCCAGACAACGCTTAGTTCTTCTTGAGTAAAAAAGTCCTCAACAAGCATATACTCATATGGTTTAGTCTGTTGCATTTTTAGACATTCCTAAATAGTATGGTAACATGTCTACTGTAAAAAACAGCTAGCTTAAAAATAAATATGTACAGTGATAAAAATTTACAAGAATTTATAAATATTCAACACGGTTTATTTTCAGAAGATTTATGTGACGAAATTATTGAAACTTTAGAAACAGATTACGGAGATTCATGGGTGCGATCCGGAGTAAACCACCCAAAAATAAATCCTGAAAAATATAACGAAGTTGATTATGTATCTAGCGACGTTGTTGTAGAAGATGTAAGAACAAGTGAAGAAATTTGGTTATCTAATTTACCCCTTTCTCAAAAAATAAAAAGTATGGATAATAAAATATTTGAACAAATTACACATGGTGCTCATAAATATGTTGATCAATATCTACACTTACAATTTACATACGACGAGGGTTATTCAATACTTAAATACTCCGAAGGCTGTGTTTTTAAGGAGCATATAGATGAGTTATATGCTAACGACAACAAAGGCACAGAATTAGAAGGAATAAATAGAAAAGTGAGCTGCTCAGTACAACTTAACGATGATTTTGAAGATGGTGGTTTATCTTTTTTTAATAATTCAGTAAAAATTGAGCAAAAAAAAGGAACTGGAATATTTTTTCCATCTAACTGGATGTACCCTCATCAAGCATTACCAGTAACTAAAGGCACACGATATGCTCTTGTTACATGGCTTAGGTAAATTTATACAGCTACACAAATATAAGGAAAACAAGTAACACCACCTACTTCAAAACAATTAGCTGTAGTGCCTGACGTGTGAATATTAGTCCCGTGATCAGGACTATAGTATGGAATATTCGTACTTGTTACTTCTGTAAGCGTCAGTGGGCCACAAGGCGTGTACTGGTTTGAGGGGCAAATAGGATTAGGTCCAAAACCATGGAATCCACTTGCACCTGTGCCAGAAACATGAACATGTGACAACATCTGTCCAGCCTGAAAACTGCCTGTCTGCTCACCCGAAGGAAGAATACCAGAAATAGATACTCTATCTGCCCTATCTGGATCAGCGCCCCGACCTAAATCAACACCTCGTAATTGACAATACGATATATCGGGAATAACCATTTCGGTTGCAGTAGAACCGAAAGAGCCTATAGCCCAGTATACAGATAAGTTAGGGAAGGACGTTCGGCTTATTGTCTGATTATTCATCAGCACATAAGTTGCTCCTGTAGCAGAAACAAAGGATGTACCTTTATTAACAGCAGAATAGGTGATGTGACCAATCATAGTTAAATAGCGAAAGTGTCAATAACAACACAGTTCAATGCTGTTATATTAGGTGGTCTATTTTCAACTGCACCACCAATATTTGATGCTAATGAAGATGGAGGGCCATAAGCTTCTCCGAAAGGATCGATAGGTGCGCCTCCGTCAAGAGTTTGTTGTTGTACGATGTTGATAAATAAAGTTTGGTTAATTCTATGCCTATGTCTATGAAAATCAGACTCAAAATATCCACTACCCGTGATTGCTCCAGAAGGCTGTATTCGTAGTCCTCCGTCAGATCCTTGTATACCACGGATGAAGACGCCTCGATAATCTGGAATATTAAACGTTGTAGATCCGTTTCCTACACCGTAATCAGTTCCAATTTTTCCAAATAAGTTAGAGTATGTAGTTCGACTGATCGGCTGACCACTAGCAATGACAACGTTGTCAGGAAGAAGAGTCGCAATAAGTGTTGGTGAACAAGGTAACATAATCTGAATAATGGAGCCCACTGGGTAATCCATCTCAGTATTAGTTATACAACAAACAGTTTCTTTAAAACGTCCGTTGTTAAGAGATCCGTCATAGCTACTCCACCAACCAGAAGCCTGAGTCTCGTTAGCTCGATAGTCAAGTCTTCGCGGTGTATTAGATTGAGGTTTAAAAAATTGGTGAGTATGCTGAGGCAAAGTGCCAGAAGAATAAGTCCCTGAGACAACATTAATATCTGGTTTTAAATAACCCAGATCATCACTTACATCAGGAACCCCAAAATTAGCAGCTCCATCTCCAATACCAAAATTTGTACCAATTACTTGGAAAAGAGGTTCAGCAGTTGTTCTTGAAACGTTAGCTCCATGAGCGGGTATAAATTCAGTACCACTACCAGTTACTACACCACTAGAAATAGCATAAAAGTATTCTCCTGTATTTAAACCAATTTCTCCAACAGGAAAAACAGGCCACTCCCCCCGTAATTTAAAACGATATTGTTCTTCTCTGGACCAAGAACCTTTACCCGTACTGTCTGTAGGAAAAGGGGTATTACCGGTGGCACCGCCAATTTTTCTGTTACCGCCTGCCATATTTAAGCTCCGGGTGCTTTATCTAGACGATTCTGCTCTATCGTAGCAGCTACTCTATCGCTATAAACACTAGATTCTTCAACATAGTAGTAACCGGAAATATTAAAATCAGCATCAGAAATGCAGTAATTTTCTGGGATAAAATAATTTCTATTAACTAAATCTTTTGGAAGAGACCCCGAACCTTTTGTCCAATCAGCTGGGATTGAAGGTAAAAGTTCAGCTTCAACACCAGAAGGAACAAAAATTAAACCATAATCTTCATAATCTGTTCGAGATTGTGGCTCGATGTTTATAAAATTTTCTGCTCGTTCTTGAGCAAATGACAAACTAACTAACGACTCAGGACGTAAGGGTGTTTCACCCCAAGAGATTTTACCTCCTTCAGCAGCCTTATCTGCTAATAACTCACGAATTTTACCCTGATACAACCACAGCTCTCTTTTGGAGGAAGGAGAAAGTTTTCCATCCGTGACGACAGTAGAAAGTCGAAGTTCTGAACTTAAATACTGAACAACCTCACTATTTTCAAAATCAGGGTCAACGGTAGAACTAACTGTAGTTACAACCCAGTTTGAATTAACACTATCCCAAGTTACTATCTGACCTACAGAAGAAAATGGAGGTTGATCGATAGGTCCAATGTACCCAGCTGCTGTTATATCACTTAATAAACATGATTTACTACGCCTAGCGTCACCGTCAGGTAAGAAAAAAATTTCTGGAAGATAAGCTGGGTCACTGCCTTCTTTAGTAAATAAAGCAGAAGTCCAATTTTTAATTTCCATTTTTAGACCTCTACATAAGAGACGATCGTATCCATACTTCCACTAACTGTAGATTGAACAGCTATTTTTTTGCCGCTAGGAATAATAAACTTGTTTGAAATTACATCAAGATTACTTTGAGCTGGTACAGGAATTGTACGAGCTAAGTAAGCTTCTAGACCATTTGCTGAATTGTCTTGCTGTACAGTTACATCAGCAGAAGTAGAACCGGTGGTATTTGCAACGAGAATACTCAAGACGATCGTGCTGTCAGAAGTAGATTGAAATACTGCAATCTTCCCCGTATCTACATTTTTAACAACTTTGTTATAGAAGGTAGCCATTCGACTTCCAGGTGGCCGTAGATAAATTAATTATAGCTGATTAGCTAGAAATATTTAAGAGAGCGCCATTATTAATCCGATCATCTGTTCTTGGTCTACTGGAGGATTATTTATGATCAAAGTCAAAGCAGCGTTACCAGAAGCAAGTGCTTGGTTACCGTCGAAGATTAAAGCGTTACCAGAAGCTTGGGCTTCTACTCCAGAAACAATAGCTCTATCGGCTTGAGTTACTGATAAAACACCACTAGTCGTTGCTGTAGCAGACGTAGCAATTGCTGCCACACCACTGACAATTGCAGTGTTAGCAACGGATATGGAAGTAAGTGATTCTGAGATACTTGCATCACCAGATGCTTTGGCCTTGAAAGAAAGGGAAAGCGCTGCGTTACCTGAAGCCTCGGCTACAAGAGCAACTGTTATAGAAGAGTTACCAGAAGCAGTAATCTCAGGAATAAGAGCTAAGGCTGCATTTCCGGAAGCCAAAGCAACTGCAGCAGGAGCATGAACGGCATCACCGGAAGCAATAGCCGTCGGTGCAATAGCTTCACCAGCTAACCCCGAAGCAATGGCTGTGTTTGAGGTTTCAACTGCTTCGTCGTGCAGAAAAATAGCAAAGATTGATTTGACAACTGCATCAGAAGCTCTATCTAAAGCCTCGACACTGTTAGCGAGAGCAAAATTACCTGAGGAAGTAGCTTGATTTGCTTGAACAACTGCTGCATTTCCCGAAGCCAGTGCCTCAGTAGCTGCAGTAGATGCGGCACTACCAGACGCAAACGCAATTGAAGAGTCGGCTAAAGCTGCATTACCAGAAGCTAAAGCAATTGATGAATCAATAATCGCTGCAGTTCCAGAAGCAATTGCTACCGCACTTACTTGAACAGACGCAGCACCAGAAGCTATAGCAGACGCTGAATTTACAACCGCACTTGATCCAGAAGCGATTGCAGATTGATTATTAAATAAAGCAGCGTTGCCAGAAGCCTGAGCTGAACTTGCTCTGAACTCTGCTGCAAATCCAGAAGCAGCCGCAATATTTGCTTTGACTAATCCTTGTTGTCCAGAAGATGTAGCGACTGCAGTGTCAACAAGAGCATCTATACCAGATGCAAGTGCTTCAGTGTTAAGAGATAAACTTGCATCACCAGACGCTTGAGCTTCAAAACCAGAAGCTAAAGCATTGTTTGCGATACTTTGAGCACTTAAAGAAGTAGCAATAGAAGCGTTACCTGAAGCCTGAGCTTCGGCAGCTTCGATAACTGCTCCTTCTCCAGAAGCTAAGGCAGTAACTGCAAGAGAAACAGCGGCACTACCGGAAGCAATTGCAGTGAGACCTAAAGTTAAGTCAACACCATCAAGTCCTAGTTTTCCGTCAGCTGTGTATAAAAGTCCCGAAGGATTTACAGGTAAATCAGTTTGAACAAAATTAGCTAGACCGAGCGTAAAAATACGACCACCGAGGCCGCTACCTGCGATTAAGTCACCAGTAATTGGGATGACGTCATCGTCATGGCTTTCGGCAATAAAACCGCCGGAATAAACGAGACCTCTACGCAGAGTCATTTTACGAAAGCGCGATAATTAAGCCGATTGCAGCGCCCTGACTTAAGCCTGGGTTCGCCGCGTAAGCTGCGAGAGCGGCATTGCCAGAAGCTTGAGCTACAGGCACGATTACCAAACCAGCATTACCAGAAGCTAGTGCAGTACTAGAAACTGATAATGCTGCGTTACCTGAAGCTAGAGAAGTATTAGCTACCACAAGGGCAGCGTTGCCAGAAGCTTGAGCAATAGCTGAATCGCTGATTGCGGCGTTACCAGATGCAGCAGCGGCAGCAGCAAGAACTAAACCAGCGTTACCGGAAGCTAAAGCAACGATCCCGTCTGAAATTGCTGCATTGCCGGAAGCTTGAGCTGCAAGTGCAAGAGCGATACCTGCGTTACCGGAAGCAGCAGCTCCTGCTAGATCTTCGAGAGCAGCATTACCAGAAGCTTGTGCTTGTACTGCTACAGCCAGACCAGCATTACCAGAGGCAAGTGCGTTTAAAGAAACACTGATCGACGCGTTACCAGATACAGCAGCGGATTCAGCTACAGCTACAGCTGCATTACCCGACGCAAGTGCGACGTTTGCCAGGTTTAGAGAAGCCTGACCAGAAGCTAAAGCTGTGTTTGAAAGAACGACTGCTGCATTGCCTGAAGCAAGAGCGACAGCGGAGTCGACGAGGGCAGCATTTCCTGAAGCAAGAGCAACAGCAGAATCAGCTAAGCCCGCATTACCAGAGGCAAGAGCTGAATTTGCTAGGGAAACGGCAGCAATACCAGAAGATAAAGCTTGCTCAGAATCTGTTAATGCGGCATTACCAGAAGCTAAAGCTGAGACAGAAACTGTCAGCGATGCGTTGCCAGAGACAACGGCTGCCACAGCATCTGCAAGACCTGCGTTTCCAGAGGCCAACGCTGTACTAGCGTCTTCCAGGGCTGCATTACCTGAGGCAAGCGCACGAACGTTGGTGATTAATGCTGCGTTACCTGAAGCAAGTGCTTCTTCAGATAAAAGCAGTGCCGCGTTACCAGAAGCAAGAGAAGTAGCAGCGTCTGCTAAGGCAGCATTTCCTGAAGCAAGTGCGTATTCGCCAAGCTGAAGAGAAGAATTACCAGAACTTAGTGCTGTCTCAGCAACTTCTAAAGCTGCATTTCCAGAGGCAATCGCAATAGCAGCCTCTGTTAGACCAGCATTACCAGAAGATAAAGCTACGGCTGCATTAGATAAAGCTGCATTTCCGGAGGCTAATGCATTCGTAGAATCTAATAAAGCAGCATTGCCTGAGGCCAATGCGTCTGTAGAACGTTTAAGCGCAACACCATCGACGGAAATCTCGTTTCCTACATAAATAAGACCACTTGGTTGAGCTGTAAAAGCTACATCTAAACGAATAGTGGAATCTGTATTACCGCCACCTACTAAACCACTGCCTGCGGTAAGAAGACCGCCAGAAGCAGAGGTGATAATACTGTCACCAAAAGGTAGCTCGGCGAGAGCACCGCTAACTAAAACTACCGGCCTGCGGACTACCATGATTTAACTCTTTACCCTCCAGTATAAAGAAGAACTGGTGGAGAAATTTCCACACTTAGTTGTGTAGATGTAATAGCTAGCCCAACACTTGTCGCAGCTTGATATGCATTAGATCCGGAACCTGTGACAGTCCCCGAAGTTGTGGTGAACCTTACAACTTCTCCTTCAAATTTAGATAAATAATAATATTCTCCGGGAATAAGAGCTGTGTCTGCAGTGATATTTGCTGAAGTTAAGCCAATCACTCCATCTAGATTTACCACAACGTCTGAACCTTGGGTTGCCGCTTCTCCGGCAAAACCAATTGGAGAAAACTGATAAGCGTTTACACCACTAAGAGCGATAGCAGGTACTGCAAAAGCACCACTAGCGGAAACCATATCTCCCGCAATTAAGTTAGCGCCAGCTGTCAAAGTAGCCTCAGGAGCAGGGTTTGTGACAACTCCCTGACCATTAGCTAGGTATACAGTTGTACCGTCAGCTTGATAACTTGTGTAATTGCGGTTGAATATCGATCTGTTCGGCACCGATCACAACCAGATACTTACGCTTTATTCTACACTTTTTCAAAGGTATCCACTAACAACGTATCGAGGTTGTTGAGGACAAATTCTAAGTGAACCAGTACTAATTGCTGTTCCTAGTTCTACTAAATAAGCTCCAGAAGCTCCCAACTGATCGAAACCAGCTACATAGGTTGGGTAATCAACGACTTTTCCCCCGCTTGCACTCACAAAATATCTAGTACCAGGAATCAAACCCGAATAAACAACTGCTTGTGCGTCGGTAACCACACGGCAAAGTGTCCCAGTACTCACATCGTCGACAGAAACACCAATCGTGTTTGCTTCATCAAGGTCTCCTGAGGATCTAGCTGTACGGATATAGCCAGAAGTGCTCATATCTACAGCTACTGCATCACCTAGAGCGATGTTTTCACCAGCACGAAAAGATAAGAGCACGTTTCTACCAGATTCTTATATAAGTTTACTTGCCTTGACCTTTATAGGGCTTACGCCCGTGCGAAGGTTTCGAGTGACGCCCATTGCCCTGTTTAGTACGTTTTGGTTTTGCTTCGATTTGATTTTCAGTCCTAGGTTTTGTCATCTTTAGAGGAATTATCTGAGAATATTAGCTCAGACCCATGATTAGACCAATAACGTCACCTTGAGACATACCTGGAGAATTGCCGCTCGCAATGACGTTATCCCAAGCAGAGCCATCCCAAACGTGAATGACATTGTTACGGGAATCAGTCCACTGAGCGCCTGTTACTGCATTAACAGGAGGCACATCTCCGTAAGAAGGAGTACGGGAAGGAGCTGATTCGTACCAACCGCTTGTAGCAGCGTCGTAAACGAACAGTGAACCCATGAGATTGTTGAACCAAATGGTTCCATCTCTTGGAGGAGCGTTGAGTCCGCCTGTGCCAGAAGGAGGAACTTCGCTCTTAATTGCTAAAGCTTCAGCGTTAGCGATATACCAATCAGGTTTGGTAACGTTATTTCCAGACGCATAAACGAAGAGGCGACCTTCGTTAGTGTCGAACCAAAGAGAACCGCCGACGAAGTTACTTCCAGGGTCACCCGAAATCGTAACCACAGCGGCACCTGCTTCAGCAGTGCTGTTGTACTTAATAAAGGATCCCGAGTAACCGATTGTTACGTTGGTTCCTGGTAGAGATCCAACGTCGATCTGTTGATAATCGCCGCTTGTTCTTACAGCAGAACCAGAACCAGCAACTAACAGACTTTCGAGAGAGACAAACGATCCGGAGTAACTAGCACCAATACCGGTGTCCCCAATAATTCCGATATCAACAACCTGGAAGTCTCCACTCTGGCTGACACTTGTTCCAGATCCAGCAACAAGAAGTTGTTGAGAAGTTCCAGAAATTACTCCAACCCGAGCACCGTTGTAGGAGAAATCGACTGATCCTTGACCAATAAGGTCAGTGCTGACAACAGCAGTTGAACCACTAGCCGTAACAGTAATTCCGTCACCACCTACAAGTCCACTAACAACAGCAACAGCACCTTCGTTAGTGCCAGAAACTTGAATTAGTTTTCCGTCGTACTCAACATCGTTATTTCCTAATCCTTGAATATTTACGTCAAAGAGAGTTCCTTGTCCACTAGGAACACCAAGTACACCAGACCCCGGAAAAGACTGGGTAATGAGACTTGCAATGATGCTGTATAAACCACTCGTCGTAATACTGATCCCAGAACCAGGGACTAGTAATCCTCCAGTAGCTTCGATACCACTAGCAGTGGAGTTTAAATCTTCGAGTGCCCTTACTACACCTTCGAAGTTAGGTGGGTATCCATAAGGACATCTGGTGTAGCTAGTAGTTCCCACGCCGCTGATGGTTTCGATGAGGTTATCGACTACCGACACAATTCCGAAGAAGTTGTGCGGTGCACGTGCCCTGGGTAAAACGCCGTGAAGTGGACACGCAGGGCTATTACGTTCAGGCATTTAAATAGTCCACCTCCTTATAACAGTCTATCTGAGTATTTGTAGAAATTAAATTCTACTGTTTATTTACTCTGTCTAAAAAAGTTAGTTTTTCAGAATCTGTATGACGAGCAGCATCTTCTGCGAGCTTCCAAGCTGGTATACCTAAGAGATCAGCTTGTCTTCGAAGTGATTCCCAAGAGCTAGGCGGAGCATCAGGAGCAGGAGTGAGTTTCATAATTACCAAGTTCTTTTTAACATTGTATACGATTGTAACTTGTTCTGCTGCCCACAGGAGGTCTGAAACAGTGCTTGCAAAATGAAACCTTATTAGAGCTTTTATTTTCAGTAATTGTCGTCTAATTAGTTATTTATATAAACGTATAGATAAATAAAATAGGGTTACAAGGGGTATTTGGACTGATTTTCGCTGGGGCAAAACTAGATACACGTCTGTAAAAAACCGCCGTTTTCTTCAGAAACTGACTCTCAAGAAGAAAGTTAGATTACTTAGAAAATCTGTTGATACTGCACAAACCATGACTTGTGTGCGCTACACTCGGTTTATAAAAACAACAACACGCCTATGAACACAAGAAACGTTCGAGCAGCTGCGCTGTTCGGGCTTTTGGAGCCTTTCGAACCTCCTGAGCCCACAGAGACTCCGTTACTGGTAAAAAGCCGTGGACACTGGGATGTCCTTTACTTTTCTGGGTGTGTTACCTGGAGGTGTAGGTGCGGCAGGTCAGAGCCCTTTCGATTGACCCTTGCGACTCATGAAAGAGTTGAGCTTCCTTTTGACGGAGTACACGCTTGTGAGGCATGTAGATCCGAAATCCTTAGTGCTAAGACTCAGCACGATCGATTTTGGGCTTGGTTCAACCAAAACCGAGCATGCATAGACCCAGAGCGATGCTTAGAGTTTCCCGGCGACGGAGGGAAGCTTCGAGGACCTGACGATTCTTTCTACACTACGACGCGTAGAAGTATCTTTACGCAATTCTGGAATAAACCAGTGCAAAAGGAGCACTCTGTGCGCTCCAGTTGCTCAAATTCAAAGTGTATCAATCCTTACCATCTATGTCTGACTTCATCTCCGAGAACTCCTCTAACCGATCAAGCCAAGAAATTTCTAGAGGTTCTGGTCCTAAAAAAGGTGTCTACAGGGACAATCAAGCAATTGCTGCAAGAGAAGCTCTCTATAGAGCTGTCAGAGAGATCGATTCAAAGAATAAAAAAAGATATAACCAAATACAAAAGCTGCGCTTTTTAGTTTTTGAGTTACAGTCTCTTCAACCGGTAGACGTAAACGAATTATCTGAGGCTTTGGGTCAGTCTCAGGCAACTACTAGGGAGCAGCTAAAAAAACTTCGCAAGCTTGACTTAGTCATCCGTACCCGATTTGAACACCACACTCTCTATTGCACTAATGGCGATTTCAACCAGTACATCGAAGACATTCTCGAGTCCTTCTACTGGGGAAACCAAGCAGCTTAAACCTAATCTTTGGGCTGAGGAATATATCATTCCAAATCTTCCGCCTTGGATATACAGCGATAACGAACCTCCAATTTCTATTCAAGACTGCACAGCAAAAATTTCATCGATTGAGTACACCATCGTTGATATCGATTTACAGATTGATATCCGGCAGTCTGAGTGTGCGATGGGTAGCAGCAGGTATAAGTCGACTTTCGATTTTGAAAAATGGCGATGTCAAGCTTTAAAAGCTAAACAGTCACAATACTACTTACTGAACGCACACAAATATTGGATGATTCTGAACAGCACAAAAAGCCTTGACGTCTCTGGAAGGCTAGATAAGCTTATCCAGTTACTCATTGAGGACGCTCCGACCTTCCATAAAGAGGTACAAGCACTACTAGACTGACCCTGGTCACAGCGTAAGAAACGGCACTGTGTCCATGGAAGGTTGAGGTAGCGTTTTACCGTTTTCCGCCCTCACGTAAGTCGCTCTGATTACCTGACGTCAGGTGGTCGAGAGGATCCTTCCTATTGCCATGATTATGGAATCTTTAAAAAAAGAAATTAAATCAATTTCAGATTTACTCAGCAGCATCGATGTTTCTCTTCAGATGATTGCTAATACAAAAACACGCAGAACATCTGCTTTTGTAAATCGAAAAACTATCGCTCAGAGAATGGGTGTGCCCACAGTAGCTATCGACAAACTAATTTTTCAAGGAATTTCTTCAGGTGGGTCTTCTGGTTTAGTAGAAGGTAAACATTTCTGCAAGCTTGATCCACTAGAAAAAAACAGCTCTAAATTTCTGTATGATCCTTATGAAATCCTGCAGGCCGCTTGGAGCAATTTCAAATATGACTAATGACGCTGTAAATCGATTACGTCAAATGGTTTCTCAGGGATCTGAGGCTGAGCGAAAGCTCAGTGCTGGGGTTTTCAGAAGCATCATTAGTGACATGATCACTCTTTACCATGAAAATCGAAAGTACAGAGGAAAAGGAATTTTAGTTTTTAACCCTGGTGATCCGAACACTAGTAAGTACGTGACCATTAATGATCTAGAAACGGATGTAGCTATTGCTCAAGAAGCCATGAACAGTTTCATGGAAGACATGTTCAAAAAAATTATAAAATTTGTTGAAAAAGAAGATGAGTGTGATCTTGCTCTTGTTGCCTTTTACGAAGAAGAGCGATTAGAGCTTATGCGTCTTGACCCAGAGCATGCAAACGAACAAATCGATTCAGCAACTAACGGATTGATCTTTTAAATATGGTTCAAAAAAGACCCCCTGCTGTTCCCAAATTCAAAGAAGGAGATCGAGTAACAGAACACCATCACGCGGGAAGACTCTTTATAAGCTTGAACGCTCAGAAAAAAGTCAAAACAAGCAAAGACAGAGGAGTTGGAACAGTAAAGTCAATTACTGTCAAGAAAAACAAGGTAGGAGCAGGTCATTTCTTCTACGATGTTATCTGGGATGGTACAGGATGCTCTGGTTTGATTAGTCAAATGAGATTAATGTTGGCTACTGAAGAAAGTGAGTAGTGGTACTTGCTTCCTTTGACTTTGTTTCACCTCTTGACTTAGTCGCAACGACCACAGCATTTTTAGGTGGTGAAATATTCTTAGATCCTGCTTCGAGTAGTGATGCCAACGTTGTTGTTCAAGCTACACGCTTCTTCGATTGGAAAGATAACGGACTAAAACAAGAGTGGAAAGCTAAAAATATTTATTTATATCCTCCTAGAGATATCGCTCTAGGTAGCGAACAACCAAAATCAAGCAAATTATTCGAAAAATCAAAGTATTTTAAAAAATCAAATCAACGAGTTTGGCTTGAAACTGCTTATAAAAAATGGATCAAGAAAGAGTTTGACGAAGGTATAGTGTTTATCACGTCTACTGAGGTTGCACTTATTGTCACTCAAAAATTAAATATAGATCTTCCTATGTGCGTTTTAAAAGAACATCCTCGCTTACTTAAAGACACAAAAGAATTTGAGCCAGTACTAAATTCCAAAGTATTTGGTTTTGTTTTTTATATGCCGTCAGTTAGTAACTGGGAGCAGAGAGTCCAAGATTTCCACCGACTATATAGTGATCTCGGTCGTGTATACGTCTAAGTGAATCTTTTGAATCCCAGTCATTGTCAGGACCGTACTCATCTTTATTAGCGAAACCGTAACCTACTGGACGGCTACGCTGTAAAGAAGATCTTTCCTCTTTACGTTTTTCGGTGCGAACATCAGATTCTTGAAATATACGACCGGCTAAACGAAAACTAGGATTTTTATCTACGTGGCTATCTTTCCGGTATGTGTACCGGTTGGCTTTTCTTTCTATGTCCGATCTAAAGAGACTCATTAATAAGATGAGTAACTCATCAGCTGTTGTACACCAGGATCGTTTGCAAAGAAACCAGCCATGCGTTGGCGATCATATTTAGTCCCAGGAGCACCAGCTCCTTGAATAAATTCTTGCGACTGGGGATCACCATAATCATACATTCTGCTCATATTTGCTTTGTCCATATACTTATTAATTTGCTTGTCGTAAACCGAGGGGTCGATAGAGACTGTAGTTGGGTTCTCAGCTTGATCCATGAACGTTTTACGGTTCAGGTTGCTGTAAGACTCTAAATAATCATCGATTGAGCCCCTGACTTTGTCACTATCCCCTGCGATTGTTTCTTGAAATTGAGCTGGCCTGTTAAAGAGATAGTCATAACCACGCTGTGATGCTGGCTCTAAATAACCTGCGTACCTAGCGTCTGTTTCGGAGACAAACTCAGGTGTGCTTTTACCTGTCAGATAAGCAATATCATTTAAGGTATTCCTTAAATCATTTAGACGAAGTTCTGTTTCAGCACCAATACGCTGAACAGTCTCTTCTGTCAGTTCGTTATCGAACCCAGGATAAGGATTGCCATCTCCGGAAGAAAAAAGAGCTCTGATCCCCCCTTTAACTTCGTCAGTGTTTAAAAAACCTAAAATATTATTTAGATTATTTTGTGAACCACTCTCGCTAGATCCAAAATTGATAGAACCTGGTTTAACCGGGAAGGTAGGAGCATTCCCACCGTATCCGGTAAGATCACTATTCATCAAGTCAGGAAGCGAAAAGCCACCAGTATTATTAAAGTCAAACCCTCCAGTGAAATCACTACCCATCGTGTAGCTAGGAGTACCAGCATCACCAAAGTACATCTGTCCGTTAGAGAGGATTGGCGTACTCATTTTTATCCGAGACCTTTAATTAAATTATACCTTTTTTCAAAGCACTGATTTACCCATCTTGTACTGAACTGCATTGTTTATAGCTCCTTTCGACTTGTTCATGAATGATTCAAAAATACGTTGATCTTCAGCTTCCTGTGCTGACTTCATGCTTTGTTGAAAAAGTTTTTTTAGTAGATCAGCTTGTACTGACGTATCATCCTTAGGTTTATCTGCTCCTGTAATTGTATTTTTTTGTTCCTCGCTCAACCCAGCGCTAGCTTGTTGGAACATCTGTAAGATTGCTGCACGCATTTGATCTTCAGCCACGGGGGAAGCTGTTTGGTTCAAAGCACTTGAAGCTTCGTTTAATTTTCCAAGGGCACCATTTACTTCGCGACCCGGTTGTGCCTGAGGTAAATTTGAACTTCCATTAGAGCTTGTGTTGTCATAGCTGTTATCAGATGCTGTTTCAAGATTTTTTCTAGCAGCTACTAAATTTACTAATTCAGCTGGAGCATTTTGGCCTAACGCTGCCATTGCCTTGTCGCTTGCTGGAGCATTGCTTTGATTCATGGCTGGACCTGAGGGAAGATGGTCTTCATATCTTTTATTTGTGTAATCTGACCAAGCTCCAAATCCTTCTTCATCAAATACTCTCTTAGCTGCTTTTAAATTAGTAAGAGGATCTTTAAGCTCTTCATTGCTTGAGATTCCAAATTTAGCACGACGCTCCGGTCCCATAGCCCCCAGCATGTTGATCTGGCAAAGCCCGTAGGAGTTGTCACCCATTGAAGCGTTGGGGTTATGAGCTCCGGCAAATCCAGCAGATTCAGATTTACAGACGGCAGCAATCGTATTCGAGTTTTGAGAAGAAAAACCAGCTTTCTCTGCAAGAACTCTTATTTGTTGCTGAGTCAGTGTCTGAGCCATCACGCTAACCGGAAGGAAAATACTTGATAAAAATAAAAGTGAGAAGGAGATCTTCAATCTTCTATTTCTTCGAACACACTTATATTAGGGTCAACAACCACACCAAGTTCGTCGACAATAAATTTAAAAGCTCTTTCTCGGCAGACTAATCTGACAATTCGATTCCAGAGATACTGCTCTCTGTCTCTTCCTTTAAGGTCATAGGCGGCATTTTTAATACGAGTAAGGGTGAACTCATCTTCCAGTGTGAGACTAACGTTGACATGCTCAGAGCCGTTCATCAGAAGTCTGTCTCTGAGTTCAGTCTACTTAGGAATAGATACTGAAAAGGTATAACTAGATGCTTACCATTTCTTACATGACCAGTATCCTGCTGAAAGCTTTGACTTTTTCTCGTCACAGCTGTGTCTAGCACGAAAGTTTTTACGTCTCTCAGGGTTGTCACTCTTGTTTTCCATGTTCGCGTCGCCGAAGCGGACTAAACGAACCTTGTCTCCTTCTTTAGCTGCTACAGAGAATTGTTTACCCCCTTGCACATCACGCTTGGGTTTGTTATATCCCGAGAAAACTTCGCCAGCTAATCGGACTTGTGCCATTAGTTACTGTCAAATCAACCTTAACAAATCATAACGCCTGTAGAACATTAAGACAAATAGTAAATCAGTTTTCGTATTGCTATTGTCTTTATCCCTGCTAATCTCATGCTGTTAAAAGCACTCAAAACCTGTTTCGCATGGAATCCCAGAAGCTGCTCACAATTGCGCAAACTGCTGAGCTGCTCAACTGCTCAGCTGGATTTGTTCGTAAGCGCATCTCTCTCACTGAGTCACGTCAACCAGGTGGTTGGCCTAAGAGCACTTACGTAAACCTTCAGCCCAATGGTGTTAAATCCCTCTTCCGAATCAATCGTGACGCTCTACAGGAGTACCTCAAGAGCCAAGCTAATCAGAAAGATGTAAACGAAGAAGCTACAGTAGAAAGTGAAACTTCTACGTGCAGCACCGGTACCTGTACGTTTTGAGATAAATGACTTCCTCTAATCTGCAACAAGTTTTCCAAGAAGCTCTAACCGCTCCCACGGAGGAAGTTGTAGTAGAGGAGATCGTCGTAAAGAAAGAAGCCAACGTAGACAATCTGATTTATCGGATGGTTGAAATGGCTTCTTATCTTTATCACTTAAATATTCAAGCAAACTTGATTTCACTAAATATTGAAGGTGCCAATCACCTGACTGTCAGTGAATTTTTAAAAGAAGAGTACAAACAACATTTATGTGATTTCAATCGAATTGCAGAAAAAGTTCGAAGCATGGACTACTTGATGCCGATGTGTCAAAAAGGACTCATGGGTTCCTACAAGAGTTTTAAGACTACAAAATCCTACGATGCTCGCGAGAGCATGGTTACATACATTCGAAATCTTGAGGACTGCGGTTTTAAAGGCAAAGATCTTTATGACACTGCCAGAGAAGTAGGCGCTCCCGACATCGAAGTTTGTGTCGCAGAAATTGTTGGTAATCTTTTCGACGCAGCCGGAAAAATGAAGGCGTGCCTTCGTTAAGCAGCTGGAACCCATCCTCCGCCGAAAGAGACGTACAAACCGCTTGGCGGATCGACTCTGTACCCAAAACTTCCTGAGGGAGGTACTGCGGGGAAAGCACCACTAATCAGAGCAATACCTACACCCGAAGCAAGGACAGACCCAAGAGACCCTGAGGCAATTGGAGTTCCTAAAGCTCCAGAAGCGGTTATCGATCCAAACGATCCAGAAGCTACTAAAGCACTGTTAGCAAAAATCGCTCCTGAAGCGATAGATACCGTGGCAGTCCCTGCAACGTCAGCAAAAGCAGCACCGATCTTTATAAATGTAGATCCGTCCCACACTCTTAGAAAGTTATTAGTCCCATCTTCAAGCCAGAGCTCCCCTACAGAATTACCAGTCTCACCAGCGGCAGAACTATTAGGGGCAGCACTACCGTAATGAACCCCAGTGACCTTGCGAATATCACCTAAAGAATCTTTGAAATAAAGACCATTTTCGGCAGCAGCAAAGTTTATAGCTAGTTCACCTGCTTGGACCGTCGTAACTAAAGGACGGTCGGAAGCATTACCAGAACGTTTGGATAAGAGGGTAACCGGTGTGGTAGTCATATTAGTATGTACCTCCGTTCACGATAGGGCTGAATAAAGGAGGCAGTGGAGAGCCGTTCAAATACTGTCCTCCATCATAAATAATTGTTCCGCTAACACCACTAGGCGAACCGTTTTGATATATACCACCATCAAAAATTGGTCGCGCTTCTGGAGGAACAGGCTGTAAAGGGTTAAATTCGTCGATGTCGAACATCACGAATCCACTTGGCACTAGAGGGATTGAAACCCCAGATGCGAGAGTGTCAAAGTTAAGGACTTTGACCATCGTCGGGTTCATGTCCGAATAAAGCACATGATTCGGAACGTCTGACCTAGCTGGTGAATAAGATTCCCACCAGTTCAAGCTTTCAGCTGTTTGAAGAAACTGAGTCTGTTTTTCCAAGGTACGTTGAAAGTACTCTCTGTACCTTCCGTCCATAGGTTCGTCAGTAGGCTGAGCTAGAAAGGATTTGAGATATGAATAATTCCCAAATCGGTTTTGCATATCCCACCACGAGGCATAAATATGTTTACAGAATCTCGGCTGAAAGAATAAAAGATTTGGATCTGAGTAGGACGACTGCTTGCTGTCCGTTCCTTGAGGTGCTCCTAAAAGAACCTTGGTGTAAATAAAACCAAAATCTCTAACAAATCCAGGTAGGTCTCTTGTGTTTGTTGGCCTTTCACCAGAAAATGTTTCGGTACCTGCGTCGTAAGTACCAGGTTTTAAATCTTGTGTCCCCGTGTAAGGGTATGTCTTTTTCTGAGCGTACTTGTAAAGATTGAAATCCTCTCTTGCAAGATAGTCCGGGCAGTTACACCCAAATCTCATCGCACTCGATAAGAACTCACCTACTATCGGATTCGACGCTGCTGGTGCTGCAAACGATTCATCTTTTATGGTCGTGAAACTTCGCTCTGCGTCTACCGAGAGAAACAGAGTATCTAAGTTTGCTGCACCGGTAGGTACCTGAGGACCTCCAGCTTTAGTACCAACTGCAAGAACCGTGTAATTGTTATATGTCGTTTTTGGAGTACCGTCAGCTCTAAATCGATCCGATACAAGTTCCCCAGTCATATCAGACACAGGTGGACCAAAGTTACTACTTAACTCAACACCAATAATTTTGTTAAGGATGTCAAAGTTAAAAACGCTCTTTACAGATAAACCTAAGTCAAGAAGGTTGATACTATCGCGTGGTTTTATAACTACCATCCGCATACCCATGTCTTGTTGAGTAGACGGGTACATGTACATCAAACCAGGAATCTCTGTGCCACCAGACCCTGATTGTCCGTTCATTGCATAACGAAATGTATAGTTCAAGCCAACCAAAGCTTGATTCGTATACATAAACAGTTCGTATCCTCTCCTCCACCGCGTCCACATAGACGCGTAGTTGTAATCAAAAAGGATACTGAAATCTTTTAAATTTTGTTCCGGTCTAAATTTTTGATCCCACGGCATTGGCCTGTCTAAGGATCGTTTGGTATTAGCTCCTTTTACTGCCCCAAAGTCAAACCGAGAACTCTTGGGTGCGAAGTTATCCCACCCAAAAAAATCAGAACCCTTGCGACGTTTGCTCACAGATCAATAGAAACCACCCTGCGCCCAGATGGAAATACCAGAAGGACTCAGACCACCTGAAACCGCGACGACAGAATCACCTAGATACCCAACTCCAAGAACGTATCCTTTTTCAAGATACAAAGCTTCAGAACCGCCTAGCTCGATTGGGCGAACTAAAGCTGTATCTCCCACCTGAGGTGTAGGAGCGATAGTTTTTGGCAGCTCCACTCGTTGAATTAAACCTTCAGTGCTTCCTGAAAGACCAACAGTAAATTTGTTAATCAGAATTGAAGCAGCAGTTGAGGGTGCAGCTTGGTTCGGTGCGTAAATGTAGATGCCAAAAGCAGCCGCACGCACACCACCGTTATCTGGGTAACTTTCGTTTGAAACAACGAAGATATCTTCAACGATTGCCGCATCCTCAGAGGGGATATCGCCAACTCGTACCAGCTGCACTAAATTTGCAAACTGAGTATTTACAGGATCAACAGTTGGTGTTGCACTGGTGATTTTTGCGCCCCTTAAAAAGGGACGATCGACCATCATTGGTTGCTTGTTAGTCGAGGTCGATGCCACTGTTTAACTCCTACTAGGTACCAGTTTAAGTCAAGAATACTGCAGATAACTGCTTACGCAGTGGTCTACTTACTGTCGGATCAGATTAAAAAGCCTTCCAACCGCTTCGTTAGATCCAGCCATACGTGCGCCAGGAACAGTTTCTTGTAAGAAAGTTTCTGTGCGTTGTAGTTGCGGACGAACGATTGGGCGAGAAGCATCAATAATTTCATTATTTTGCTGAGCTCGAGCAGCGCCTTCAAGCGTTCCGCCCATCATCTCAGCTTGCACGTTGTCAGCAGCAGCGTTTGCTTGACCCAAAGCATTAGCGACATTGTCGTCACCGAGTGAACTACCAACAGTCTCAGTAGTAATTTGCTCGGAAGTTTGCTCACTCAGCATGGGGTTAGGACGCTCTCCTTGTCCACGCATCATTAGTTCGTAAGCAAGGGTGGGATTGCTTTGCACAAACTCCATGATGTTCTCAGGAGTCATCTGAGGTGACTCCTCAGCTACGGCTTCTTTCATGTTTTCTTTAAACTCTCCACCCTGCATGGACTCGACAAAACGACGGCGGTCAGCGTAGTAATCACCGATATTTTTGTAGGTAGAAGGATCTCTAGGTGCTGCAGCTTTGACCCTTTCAGTAGCTTCAGCGCCAGAACTTTGCACTGCTTGTAAAACGTCGCTGATTAAACCATCGATGGCAGCAGCCTCTTCACCCATTGGCTGACGGGCAACAAATTCTTCAATTTCTTGAGCTTGGCTAGAGGGCTCAACAATTTGACGAGGTGCAGCAGATTCAATCTGAGCTGCAATTCGATCTTGAAGAGAAGTCCCTACTGGAGCTTGCTCTTGACCATCACCCATCATCATGCCACCGGCACCGCCAGCAATTCCTAAAGCACCAGCAAGGATCGCATTCCGAATGTCTGCTTTGCTGAGATCAGTAGTGGTGATTCCACGTGGGCGCATTTGCTCATCAAAAATATTCATTTGACCTTCTGCAACTTGTGAAGGCTGACTACGGCGTCCGGCTTCCATAATGTCCATCACATCACGATCGGCATCTGCTTGGAAAGAGCCGCGAACTAAATCGCGATCAGCAGGTGATGAACTTTTACCGCTGTAATACTGACCTCCCATACCCTTTCCAGTGTTTGGGTTGACGGCACCAGTCGGATTTCGAAGATCCAGATTCATCTGGCGCAGTGCTTCAAACCTTTCCAGTTCGGGAGGAAGATTTTGAGCAGGACCTTGAGGAATTCTTCCAGCTTCTGCAGTCGGTGGCCTTGTAGAAAAACTTGGACCTCGAGTGAGTCCTTCCAAAGAAGGATTACCGGAGGGGATCCCAGGCTCGGGACGGCGTGTCATTCCACCTCCAAATTCTGGTTTCACAGAACGGCGAGGTAAAACTGGAAGTTCTCGCATTCCAGCTCCGTAAGAACCAGTTTGCTGCATAACGTCTTGAACAGCACTCCTTGGAGGAGCTACTTGCTCCAAGATCTGACGAGCACCTTTATTTCCTAAAAACTGCTGCAGACCTTCCAAAAAAACTTGAGCATTAGACGCACCTGTAGTTACGGCATTTGCTAATCCTTTAGCTCTAGAAGATGACACGTCAGAACTTTATATTTGATACTTACACATTAGCGCCAATTTGCTTGGAAATATAACCGGTCAGATCGTGATACGTCAGGAGGTCCAGGAATTGCTTGGATAAACTCACCACCTGATCTTTCAAAACGGTAGCGAGAAGCTACGGGGTCTCTGTAGTTAGGAACGTAAAGCATTTGAGCGAGTCGATCACACTCATACATATAGTTCTCACGCCAAATTCTTGCGGTCTCGCGTTTGTCTTGAATATTGATTGAACGACTGACGTCTCCAAGAATAGTTTCTTGTCTACTAGTCGCTCTACCGTCCGCTAGTTCAGTAAATCGTTCAGCTTCTTCACAACGCTCAATTTGCTGAACAATTTTATCGTTATAAAATTCACTAGGAATACTGTTGCACGCTTCAATAAGCCTTGCATAATCTCCTGCTGGAACAGTAGCTATGTTGTATGCAAGATGGTACGCAGTACGACTGAAATTATAATCGTCTAATTTATAGCCAAATACCTGAGCAGGGTTGCGGGTGATTTGGTTTATTGCCGCATAAACAATCTCACGCTTAGTGGCGTCAGTTGTGTTGGCGTTAAAGGTTACTCCTTGTTGAGCTAGATAACTCTGAATCTGCTCTAATTCGTTTTGAGTTAACTGAGCCACGATTTACCTGACATATGCTTTTATTCTACGTAAACTTCTCCGGTCGAAAAAACTTCGTCCCAGTCGATTCTTTTTACTGTTTTAAGTTGTTCAAGCTTTGTAAATCGCTCACCGGGCAAACCTTGCTTTAATTCAATAATTTCTTTAGCTGTTTTGATACCTACTCCCGGAAGAACCTGTGTCAGCCCTTCTGCAGTCAACGTATTTAGGTTGACACGGTTATCCGTAGGCACCTGAGGTTTTACGACGATTGGGTCCTTAGTTTTAGAAATGCTGCGTCGTCCACGGCGATTTCTGGAGCCAGTGTCGGTTGTTTCAGACTTTGTATCGATTGACTCTTCGATCTGGTCCTTATGAGCAAAAAATACTTTTCCGCTTGTATCCGAACGGACCATGTAGTATTCGCCGTCATCATGAATTGATAAAACGGTAACCTTGATCCCGCTTGGAGCAAAAAATTTGGTAGACATGGCAGTCACTATACGAGCAGTAGCTTAAACCAGTATCGATTAAAATAGTGCCATCGGGCAAAAACTATGTCACCACTTAAAAGATTAGCAGGCGAGTTTGTTAAGAAAATAGCGTCTAACTACGACACTCCACTTAAAAAACTTGCTGGTGCAGCAGACGCACAGGCTATTGGTTTTGAACTTAACTCACCTGAACCTGATCCAGTGCAAAGGTTCAAGAACGCAGCGATTGTGGGAGGTGGTGGTATTGCAGCATCACTTGTTACAGGTGGAGCTGATTTAATTCCGTTTGCAGTCGAGCTATATAACGAAACGGCTAAACAAAACGATTGGCCCCGAGGACCTAGAGAAGTTCAAGATGCTTTAGATTCTGCTCCGTTGTTTAATGTCGAAAACTATCTTCGTTTAGCGGCTTACGGTGGAAACCACCCTGAAACTAAGCAGATATTTACCGACGCTATGGAAGCTCAGGGAAGAGTTCAAGCAAGAATCCCTAGAGCTGGTGGCTTAATGATTCCTATGAGTTCTTCTGGTTTCTAAAAGTCTGAACCCGAGCTTCCTGAATCCCACTTAATATCGTATTCCTTCTCCATTACCGTGGAGAGCTGCTTTAGCTTGCCTAGTCTTTTCTCCCAGGTATCTCCAGTTTCCGAACCCTTTTCAGGGTTAATGCACTCCGGTGAATTGACCGTGTTGCAAACTAAACCTGCCAAATCATCGTTCTTTCCTTTTTTGCCTGTTGCCCAGTAAAGCTGATCGTTTATCCACTTAGCACCGCATTTCTCACACTGCCTGCACTTAATCATTTGATCTGTGAGATCAGACATAGTGCTATTCGTTTGTTACTCATATTTTAGTTACGTAAATAATTTAGAAATAAATATATGTGGTTAAAGACAAAAAAAAGACCCTTCCCGAAGGAAAGGTCTTTGGTCCTCGCTTGCTGAGTATATCAGGAAGGAGAAGTGGAGGTGTACACCTGAGATTCGGTGAGGCCATCGGGTTGCAGAGCAACGTCCTGGCGCTCGGGTGGCTCATCAGGAATAATCCAGCAGACTTCGCAGATAGCGAGAGCCTTGTCATCACCAGCCAACTTGTTGACACCGGCACGGGGGTCATAGACACCTGAGCCTTGGTAAAGACCAGAAGCACTCTGATCATTAGTGGTGAACAATTTCCAAGTAGTCTCAGAACCCAAAGCAGCCCAGCTGCTGGAGTCGAAGATGTTCGTGGAAGCAACACTACCGTTAGCGATAGCGCTGTTAGCACCAGTAATGGTTGCACCGAACTGACCGGAGACGACAGTGCCGTCATCCTTAAGACCTTCGCCCACAGCGGGAACGAGGGTTAGTTCAGGAGTAGAATCAGATCCAGCAACGCCGCTGCTAACGATGTCGCCACCGCTAAGGCGCAGAGAAGCGCGATAAACGTAGGCTGTTGCAGGGACTTTAATGCCATCGGTAATGTCAGCCCGGACATCTTTGTGGAAGTCGGGTGAAGGAACGATAACGTTGGCGTTCAGGAAAGGCTGCTGAGAAGCGTTCTGACCTGAGCCATAAGGTTGCGCATAGTAGGCAAGCTGGTTGTTAGTGCCAAGAGCTTGGTAGCTCATGTCGACATAACCAACTGCCTGCTGTGCAATCCAGCCAGGCTGGAACACAACACCGACAGGACCACCAACGGGCTGACCCGTCATGGTCGTGTCAACACCATTTGCATTCTGAGATGCAATGGATTTTACTTCGTGCCAGTAACGAAGAACATTCGTGTAGTTACCAGGATAAATCTTGGCAACGTGTAACTGATTAGCGTTAATCACTGTTTAATTTCCTCCTCAGGCGTCAAAGGAGTAAGCAATTGTGGCGAAATCAGCGTTCAGAAGTTCGAAACCTGCATAGAGGCTCCAAATCATCATGATGAAACGGCTGAAGTCGTCATTGTTGTTGAGAAGCACCTGAGCGTTGTTACCGCCGATGCCCACACCAACAGACTGAGGACCGAAGAACATGCCGATGGCAGCCTTGGTATCTGCAGTCGCACCTGCGATCGTTGCACTCTGGGTCTGGGAAGGCATGTTGGTGGATTCGAAGAATCGCACGCCTTCAAAGACGAAGCCAGTTGGCATGATCGGTTCGCCAGCCACAAACGTAGCTTGGCCGAAGCCCTGACCCATGTAGATGCTGGCGTTCGGCTGCATAGCCGACATCAGCGGGTTGATCTGTCCGTTACCTGGGTAACGAGCGACCTCACGGAAGTCAGAGTTCTGACGCAGGTGCATCAGGAATGTAGGATCGCAAACGCAGCGATAGAAACCGTCCTGGTAGGTCGGCGTGTTGCGCTTACGGAGGGACTTGACCACACGGAGGAGGTCGTCCTTGACGTCGAACTTAGCTTGTTCGGCGTTGGTGTAGGTAAGGGCACCAGTTGCTAGATCACCTGGGAAGTAATAACCACCCTGGGAATCAGAACTTTGTCCCTTAGAAACAGCTTTAAGGAGTTCATTAATGAACACCCGATCGCGCCACCGACGATAGTCATCGAGCAGGGTCAGACTGCCGATTGACTGATGGAAGGTGGTCAGGTTGCCTGTATCAAGCAGCAGTCGCTGCGCAGTGATAAGGGTTTCCCGAGCAATCTTGAAAGTAGAAGGCTGAGTTGGATCGTTAGGGTCCGCAGGTCCGGTGTACTCCTTAAGAGTCACCAGGACTTTGTCCTTGACGATGTTACGGCTGTTAGCAGTACCAATGGTCTGCTCTGCAGTACGTTCCCGAGATTCCTTGGAGCCTGGGTTACCGAAGAAACGATAACGATCGAGCTGAACAGTCTGACCAGGCTGCTTAGAAAAATCATGAACGACCACCGGTTCGGCAGCCATTTCAACGATATAAGCAGGATGGGGACGATACAGTTCCGCACCAAGAATCTTGGGGAAATCATTATCGATAAACATCGATAAGTGTCCACAAGAAACTACAAAATAATCTTAGCCTTTTATCAACTATGTCTACATAGCTGACGTCTCGTTTTTAGCGTTAAATACCTTTTTGGTTAGAACTATTAACTGTAGAACTAAAGGTGCGGATCATGCCTCTAACACCTTCTCCTAGTACTCCATAGATTCCACCGTAATTTGGAACATACCGAGAAGATCTACCTCTATAACTACCTCTTACGATTGGATTCGTATTGTCAGCTGTTTCGCCTGGAGGAACTCTTGACGTCGTCGATTCTGTCCACACCTTGCAGTACACAGGAGTGTTATAAACCCAATCAGCCCTAGATCCGGTTACGCCTTGTGTCGGGTTAGTTAAAAGAGGGAATTGCGAGAGAGGGTAAGCGACAGGTCCACCTGTACTACCTTGCGCTGCTGTATTTCCTTCAGGTGTCTCAAACGGACCATAAAATTGATTATCTGGAAGGTTTCTTCCGTAGGAAATGTAAGGTCCAATGTCTTTTAGACCAGGTTCAGGCCCAAAAGCAGTTTGTACAGTGCTGTTAGCAGTATTAATTAAACCTTGACGTCTAAATCCGTTGTAAACAGTTAAAAGTCCCGATGAATGAGGATAAGTGTTTTGATAATCGGTCCAGTAGCCTGACACAGCCGTGGGCACAGCTCTCCAGTCAGTAGTGAAGTAACCAGAACTATTTGGTGGCCCAGGAGTGACTATTCCAAAGTTTGCTCCTTGATCGTGCAAAGCGACAAAGGTTTGTTGTTGCCCACTTGCGTAAACGTACCCACTTGACGTAAGTAAGTAAGTATCTGTGAGATTTAAGTTAGATCCAGTTCGCTGAGGTCCTGACTGGATGTTGTGATATAACGATTTGTCGTATTTCCAGTTTGTAAGAGCAGCAAAAGTCATTTACCGAGCTTTTTTTATACTCTAAGTCTGATTAAGATTCATATAGCACTAATACTTAATAGTCAGATGCTAGAGAAAGTTGCATCTATGATGGCAGTTGATGCTGGTCTAGCAGGTAGCTCTATTGCAGGCACCGTGACTGAAGCTTTAGTCAACCCACGAAGTAAACGCGAGTTCATAACACATTTTTTAAGAGCATTATCTGTCGGCTGGTTACTTGCGACTTTTGTCAGCCCTGCGATAGCTGAGCGAATGAAATTAAGTAAAACAGAAGCCGTTGCAGTGGCTTTTGTAGGTGGTTACGCCGGTATAAAAATACTAAATACCCTTGAAGTTACGGTGCTCCACAAAATTAAAGAAAAAACAAGTAAAGATCTTCAGCTAACCGACAAAGATTCTTGATGGATTACTTGCATCGTGTTTTTTAACTTGCTTACGTCTTGCAGGCCGTTGACATCAAACCACGGTGCTGTTGCCCAGTCAAAACCTTTGCCAAAAGTGTTATCTGGTGCGACTACGTACCAATGACAGCTGACATCGGGTACATCAACAGCGCATCTTGACCAGTCGGCTTCCCATTGAGGCACTTGAACCCACAAGACAGCGGCAAGAACTAGCGAAAAAAGACTACGCAACATAAATCTGACAAAAATAGTGACTAAAGAGAATCAGAGTTGAACATTTTCGTCAAATACCTCTTGTTCAGCCGCAGTTTGTTTGGCTGGGCCTGGGGATGCTCCTACACGAGGTTTTTTCTCCTTCCCTTTGCTTTTATCTCGACCACTAGCTTGTAAAGACTTCATAATTAGCTTCTTTTTTATCAAGATAGCAGAAAAAAGACCCCCCTTTCGAGGAGTCTTTCCCTGGGCAGAGCCCCCTAAACCCTTCCACTTAATAAAGTTACAGGGTTTAAGGTTTAAGTCAAGAAGCTTCCATAAAGAGGAGCTTAGAACGCAGAGCTTCAGGGCTCATATGTGCGAGATGACGCCATGCGTTCTCAGGTGAACGATTCATAGCGTCGCCGAAGGCATCCCACTGCTGCTGTGGTTGAGCAGCTTGCTGTTGACCGGCAGTTGCAGCCGGAGGAGCAGGCATGTCGTAGTTCTGCTGATACTGCTGAGGAGCCTGAGTTTGAACATCGCTATCGATGTCAACAGGAACCACTTCAGTAAAGAAACGATCAGTGTAATCAGCCAAGAAATCAGGGTTGGTAAGGATTTGCTCCATACCACCGGCTCTTTCGGTGATTTGATCGGTCTTTTGTGCCTGCTGAAGGAGCATGTCCTCCAAAGCGCAAGCATAAGAATTCAGAATTCCAGGAGCTTCAACACCAAACTGTTTAATTACCTCGACGCTTGCGGCGCTGAGTTCCCCGTTGCTGGTTTCCGTAGAAGCCTGCGAGGAAGTTTGGGTCGGTGAGGCGCTGGTAGGCAATGTCTGCGGAGCCTGCTGCTGGTAGGCCCAAGGCTGGACCTGTGAAGGCTGACTCAGCTGTGTTGTACCCTGCAGTGTTTCCAGGGTCTGTGATGGTGCTGCCTGGTTGGGGGATGGAATCTGGCCCAACACTCGTTCCAGGGACCCCATCGCTGCTTCCCAAGGGTTGCTCGGGGAGGATTGCGACGTTGACGGGCTGGACGGGGCGTTGATAGAAGGGTCCGAAACCGGTGCCACCTGCTGTGGCGCTTGGGCTGTAGGCACCGAAGCTACCGCCGGGGTAGACGTTTGTGCCACCCACTGCGGGAAGGCGGTTGTTGAGCCCTGGTCGTTGTATACCGCCGGGGCTGCCGCCGGGGACACCGGGCTCGGGGTCGAAGCTTGGATCTGCTGGCTCATAGCTACCCGAGTAAGTTAATTCTTCCGCAAGGTGATCAAACGTCCTGTAAAGGAGCGGTGTGATATTCAGTCTAGGATCAGCCGCAAGGGGTTGATCAGGCGCAAGAGGATGCGGAGACTGATACATCTGATTTAATAATACCAGGAATTGCTGCATTGCCGACTGTGTTTGTCCAACCATTCTGAAAGGGAATCCTTTCAACATTTCGGCACGTTCGGCTTCAGTCTTATCCGGGAATAGGTACTTAATAGCTTCAACACTATTAACACCAACCTCTTGCATGTTCCTTACAACGATTGACTTTTGCTGTAAGTCAAAGGCCGTATCTTCGTACACATCGCCCATAAAGCGATATGAAACGCTACGGTCTCCATCTTCTGGTAAACCAATAACGCCGCGAGGAACTTTGTTTTTCTCTAAGGCTTTTTTAATTTCTTCGTCGAGCTTCATGTCAAAACGACGTAAAGCTTTCTGATATTTTTCAGTTGAGTCTTCGGTTAATTCAGTTGGTTCTTTAGGTTCCTTTAATCCTGAGGCCGCAATAAACGACTCACGGAAGATCATTTCCTGGTGGTAAATCATCATCTCTAAGAGACGACAAAAACCGTAAGTAAGGAAACTTTTGTTTTTTCGAAGAGCCGTGGCTTGGGCACGACCCATCAAACCTTTAATTTCTGTCGCAGTTGCGCCTGCCGAGATTGAAATTTCGTCCACACCGCCAAGAGCGGTACGGATTTCTTCTCTCAGCAACAGAACATAACGGTTCATGTCACCGCTAATCGGGTCAGGCGTCATGTAGCCGACACGATCTGAAGGTTCGACGTTAGCGATGATGCGAGGCACACGAAGGCCACCTCCCATCGCTGAACCGAATGGTTCACTAACGCGTGTTGAAGGAGAATCTCTCCCAGCAAACCCACTTTGAGAACTGATTGTGGGACGGAAAGCACTTCCGGCATCAGCAGCTTCGACCAGGTCAGACCGTGGTCGGCTGGAGATCAGAGTAGGGTTACCAAAAAATTCAATATTCTTTGAGATGTTGGTGATCATCTCGTTATGAAGCACAATTTGCTCCATAAACGGATCAAAATCACCTTCTCCTTCTGTGCCGCTGGCGTTAGGTTTGTTTAAGCATTCAACAGCGGGCACAAAACCAAGAGAATTTGCGCGAACTTTAGTGCCGTTGATACCTGGGCCTGGTTCTACTTCGAAACTTAGTTCTGAGTCAGACTCAACTTCGCTGATTGTCTCAGCTGTAATCGAAAGTCGAACATACCGTTTGTTTTGTCCGTAGACATCGCTCGGTAGACCAAGGGTGGCGTTCTTTACTTTGTAATCGTAAATAATTACGACTTCTTCAATTTGACCATTCAGATCGTGAAAGACCCGATATTGATTTTTGTTAAAGAAATAGATTTGATATTTAAGTTTTTGATCTGGGCGGAAGTAAAACAGGCCACAACCATCAATTAGGAAGTTTCGGATAATCGCTGGAAAACGAATATCAAGCCGATTTAACTCGATCACATCGTGCAGAAATCTTGTTCTGCTTTTTAGAGTGTCTTGGTCGCAGTAAAAAGAGATCCCCTTTTTAATCATCAAGAGGGTCATCTGCTGCAAGTGGCTCAGCACCACCATGGTTGCAGCTTGGTTCTGTCGACCTTGAGTCCGAGCAGCCTCTAAGATCTCCTCGAACTTATTCCGCGTGTCAAGTGAGGCTGCCATTTAAAAAATTACTTCTTTTCTTTGAAGGAACGAGCTTTTTCTTTAGCCCGTTTCTGTTTTTCCATCTTAACCTCGTCACCACTAGGAGCCTTTTTTTCGTCGCGATCCTTTTGGAACTTAGCCAAAACCTCCGCAGGCATTTTGTCAGCCATCAGGTAAAAGGTATTTTCTAACTCTTTCTATTCTAAGGGCACCTTCAGGAAGTTTATCCACTGGATACGAAGTCAACAAATGATCCTGACGACCAAGCATGTCTGTGTTGCCTTCTTCAGGTTTGAATTCGTCACACAACTCCTGTACTTCAGGTTTATCCCAGATGTAATACTCAGCGATGGAGCGTAACTTAGTTCGTCGTTTATCTGCATCACCCATCCAGCTAAAATGCCACCCTGCATCACGTTCACCTACGTAATAATTGTTCGTAGTGGCTCGTAACGAAGAAAGAGTTCCGAATTCCCTTAGACCATCAACCGTACTAACTACCCCACAGCGCCAATCGAATTTTTCTTCTTGTGGTGATTGAAGCTGTCGGTCAGCTCGTCCGTAGTGCATAGACATACTCAAACGAACTGTCTTATCAGGGTTATCTAGAACAGCTTGTTTTACCTCTTCTAGCTTTTCCGGATTTGCTATTTCGTCACAATCGGAGCATATAAAAAAAGTATCTCCTGGCAGCTGAAATAAACCAACACTTAAAGCGTCTCTCTGTCCTCTTTCTCTGACCCAGGGGTCTGGTGCTTCTTCGTACGTAGGTAACTCAACGTGGAGCACTTGCACTTTGTCTTCGGGAATCCCGAGCTCTCTGAGAGTATTAACGCAAGTAAATTCTTTAGGTTCCCCTCTGTGCGTATAATTAGCATCTGTTATCAAGAAGCCATCTACATGATCGTAGAGAGTTTTGATACGAAGTTCTAATAGCTCCTTTTCATTGAAATAAGGAAAGCAATCGATCAGCACAGAAGAACGATTCGAGTAGCAATATGCTACCTCAGTCTTAGACGTCTGCTACTTGATTCAAGCGTTTCTTAGATACTTCCAGTAAGTAATTTTTAGTGCGTTCTACGTTTTCGTTTACTTCCTCGTCCATACCAGTATCAAACTGCGGGTTACTCCCATCGTCCGGCATTGTTGGAGGAACAGGGCCACCGGCTTCTTGATTCAAGTCTGACTGAACTTGCCCAGCGAATTGCTGTGTGGATTCTTGATCCCGACGCCTTTGATTATCAGCGGCGGCAATAGACCGTCCGTAACGATCAGCAAAAATATCGGAGTAACCAGTAAAACTCATCTTTATTTAGCAGTCATTAACTATGCTACCAACGGTAGATCCAGCAGCAGAACCTAATTTTCCGCCTAATAGTGAAACCCATCCAGCAGCTAGCCACCCAACATACGGGATACCGATAACAGCAGGAACACCAACACCAGCAGCAATACTAGTTCCGGCCATTGCACCTTGTGACCGTGCTCCAGCGTCCGCCACGATGCACTCTATGTCTTTTGCAGACTTTCCCTCACCATCTGCTACGACACCTCCTAGGTTCCTAGTGCCGTCCATAGTGAACTGGTCTTTGCGCCACTCGTGACGATTTTCACTACCACCACCGAAAAATCCTTTCTTTTCCTTATCTAGCGATAAAGATTTTTGTGACTCAAGAACAGTAGGATCGTTTGCTTTGTATTCGACTGTATAACCTTCTTTATCTGCTTTGACTTTGTAAGAAGAATAATCTCCTCTGGGAAAATTTATAACTGGAGCTTGTGGAGCTTTCGTTGCTTTGATAATGTGCCCCAACACACCAATGTGTGCTACAGCAACAACACTACCGACTCCTAATGCAGTCCACTTAAATAAATTCATAGTCCTATTAGTAAAGGACGACTACGCCGTTCACAGAACCTCCGCTTAGTGTAACTGCCCCAAAAGGCAACTCGATATTGCCATCAACATTTTCAATATGTATAAATTGATTTTCTCCCATGTCGTTTAGACGTACATAAACGTCATCTGTCCCAGGAGTACTTTTAGATTCGACGAATAGAGAACGGCAGGTAGGAAAAGTTTTTTGACCGTCCGAAGGCACCCAAACAAACCCACTTGCGTAAGGCAGTATGGGCGTCTGCCCGTATACAGATCCGAAAGCGCGGATGTCCATTTGTGAATTCTTTCTGTCAGTCTAACTTATTCAGCTCAATAAGCTTTTTTAAGTACCAATCAGCTTTTTTTAAATCTTCAACTCCGTTCTTGTGTTGAAAGCGCCAGAGATACTTCATGCAAGAGAGGTGACAAAAGTTTTGTACAGCATCTTTTCCAGCTGCAGCAAGCATTGCGTCAATGCACTCGACATCACCTTGGTTGTAGTGACTGGGGTGGTCCACAGTGCTGCCGGGAAAAATACTCGGCATAGCCATGTCAAACTCGATACCTCCCAGGGTGATGGTGTCATCGGAGTAAGAGAACATGTCAGTATGTAAACATTGTGTCTGTGTCGATCATAGGAGAGTTTTTTAAAAGTGCAGAGGAGTACTTATTATCCAAGTGCTGAACTAAGGCGCACTCAGGGATTTTAATTTTTCCATTTTCGTTTATCAGAGGAATAGCTCGGCGATGTTCTTGCCCTGGGAGCAGTTTTTCAAAAGCCAAACCCATTGATGATCGATCGGCAATCGGCCAGTTTCTTAAACCAATTTTTGCGTGACTTTTTACAGGGTGACTGCTGTCTGAGCGAATGTACTCTTCAGAGTCTTCTTGATCCATGATCATAAAACCACCGTATGGGTTACCTAGTGTTGTAAAACCAATCACACCGGACTCAGCCGGACGGAATTTAAAACCGCAGTTGTATCCGATTGGTCCCCAAACATCTGGGGTGACACCACTTAAATTCCAGCGACGGTAGTTGTCAAAAGGAATAAATTTATCTTGTACTTTTTCGACTCGACAAAAACCTGGTTCTTGATTTTCTTCTTTTAAAACATCTTTATATTCGATCCAGTAATCAAATTGTTTCTTAGTAAAAAGAATATCATTTTCTGAGTACATGTAATAATCATGTTTTTTATTTACAACTTGGTAAGCTAGAGACGGTTTGTGTGCCCAGCAAAGTGAGTAACCTACATACTCTGGAGACGCTACAGTAAAGCTTACGCGTTTTAAGTTAGTGTTACCGGCAACTATTAATGAGAACTCATCTAGGTCATAAGCATGTTCATGATCGATCGTAATATCAATTTCTTTATCCAGATCAAGAGTCTCATAACCCTTTAAAACTTCAAGAAGAGTCTCAATGCGGCTTAGTGGATTGTAAGCTGTGACAGAGATGTAAATAGAAGACATTAGAACTCAACAGAGAAGTTTCCGCGACGTTGAAGATAAGTCATAAGCCAAGTGTAAGCGTCGAGAAGATCATCATGAGACGTCGCCCCTACGTTAATTAGCTGATCTATAAGAGCATCGAACTTCCTGTATTTGTTAAAAATAACTTTTTTATTTTCCAAAAGACCGAGAGTACCTCTGAACCTCGCGACTTTATCTCCCCGGAATCCTTTTACTTCGTGGACATGCAGATTACCTAGACCTCTTTCGTTTAACAAGACACGACGAAGGTCAGCCGCAAGAGAAGCCTGATAAGCCACAGCTTCAACAACGAGAGTCACTGTGGAGTACGTGGGGAAATGTTGATCGTTCTGTAGTTCTAGGATTCCCCACTCAACTAACATGTCGCACAACAAGTCAATCTTTTCAAGGTTGCCTATGGTCCGCACCTGATGTGCATCGATGACGTAGTATTTGTCCCCGAGTCTCCCACCGAGAACAAAAGCGGTGTAATCAGAAGTCTCGTTCTTGCTGGCGGATAGATCGATCCCTACAGCCAAGGAATCAAACTCAGTTTCGACTTCCCCTTTAACGATCAAGTCAGGAGAAAGGACGAGATCTGAAGTCATTACAGGTTGTTGCTGGTACTGGTAAGCAAAAGCAACAGGATCCAGTTCTTTTTGGCCTTGCAGATATTCGACAGACCACTGCTCAGGCCAATAACTAACCGCTTCCCCGTCTTTGTTGTACGTGAGTGCTTCTTGTGAGACTTGTTTCCAGCCCTTCTGCGGGATAAACATTGTTTTATGTATATCCAAAGGGTGAAAACGAGTTCCTAGACAGATAGATCGACCTCCCTCAAACACGATGGGAGCAATGACCGATGACCAGTTACCGTTCATCTCCTCACGAACAGTAGGGTTTTTAATATCGGTACTTGATTTAATAGGGTCATCCACGATCACGAGGTGAGCTCGTTTAGACGTAATCGAACCTCTCAGACCAGCTGCTCTTAAGGTAAATTCCTCGTCACCAATACGAGTGATGCCCGCATAATCAAAGTCGACAGACCAGCCTATGTCGCTTTGCATCCCAGCTTTTAACTTGACTTTTGGAAATATTTTTTTGAAAGTCGATGAATCGATAATTTGTTTAATAATTCGACTTTTGGGAATAGCTGTCGCGATGTTGTATGAGCAATAAATAATCTGAAGAGGTCTACCAGCCTGTGTATGTCTGCCGATAACCCAAGCAGTAAACAAGTTGAGTACAGTGCTTTTGGCTGAACCACGAGGACTCAGAATATCTAAGTTCGGACCCGCGATATCTATAAGGTACTTATTGCTTTCTCCAGTTATGAGCTCTCTATGCCACTCCAGCATATGTCTGGCTGGAGGTTTATCTAAAAGAGTGCAGAAGGTTAAGAAATCAGTCTGTGCACGAGAGAACACATTATCGATCGTCGTGTCTTCAGTTTCCAACGCTTTTTGAGCGCGTAGTTTTAAAGCTCGGCGATACGCGAATGTTTCCCTGCTAGGCATTATCTAGTACTGTTTGTATACTGATACCGAAAGTCTAGACCCCAATGGCAAAGATTCTGTGGTACGGAGATGCTGTTTCAAATACAGGGTTTGCACGAGTAACTCACAGTATTCTCGAGCATTTATCGAAAACCAATGAAGTCGTCGTATACGGCATTAACTACACAGGGGACCCTCACCCGTACCCGTTCAAAATTTATCCTGCTGCACCGCACAACCCCGCTGATCGTTTTGGTCTAGGTAGAATTCAGTCAATCGTCGAAAACGAACGTCCAGACTGGTTTATTTGCCTTAATGATATTTGGATCGTCAATCAAGTTTGGGAACGGATTCACCTTTTAAAACATCAACTCAAGTTCAAATTTATTGGTTATTTCCCCACAGATTCTGAGTGGTACCCCCTCTCGATGTTGAGGTATATCAAAGACTTCGACTTTGCTATTACGTTTACTATCGAGCAAGCCCAAAGGCTAATGGCTCATGGAATTCAACCTAAAAAATTAGGGGTGATCCCTCATGGACTTGATAAAGGAAAATTTCATGAGCTAGACATGATTGAGACTCGTAAAAAACTTGGTGTACCTCTAGACAAATTTGTCGTATTTAACGGCAATAGAAATCAACCTAGAAAGAATATCGACCTGACAATCAAAGCATTTGCTGAGTTTGCCACGGGGAAAGACGATGTCATGTTGTACCTGCACATGGGAGAAAAGGATCTCGGGTGGGCGGTAAAAGAGCTTTTTGAAACTGAGATGCGTCGAAGAGGAAACGATCCCACTCAGAAACTGGCTTTGACACCAAACATGAACTACATGGGCGCTCCACCTGATGAGCAGCTCAATCTTATTTACAACATCTCGGATGTCGGAATCAATACGGCCAACGGTGAAGGATGGGGTTTAGTTCCTTTTGAACATGCTCTTTGTCGAAAACCTCAGATCGTTCCGAACCACACCTCTTGTAAAGATGTCTGGCAGGGTAAGGGTTTATTGATTGATGTAGCTGCGTGGATTACCGATAAAGATCTCGGCGTCGAGCGGGGAATTATCGACTATAAACATGCTGCAGAACTTCTAAATAAAGTTTACGAAGATAAAGATTATCGTAAAAAAGTAGCTGACGATTGCTTTGAAGTTACTCAAAATCCTTCGTATTCCTGGGAACGGGTAGCCGAAGGATTTACTAAAGCAATGGAGACTGCCTAATGACACTTCAAATCAACCGACACACCACTGCGCTTAAGTATCTTCAAGTACCTATTAATATTCGACAGAAAGATGGTTACGCCACTGTTTATCAACAGGCCGATGATATTGGAGGAAAATTTACGAGAATCAACTGGGGACTGCCTGACCAAGCAATTGCAAATTTTAGTCCTTGTCTACTAACTCGCAAAGGCCACAAACTTATTTCGTTCAGGAGTCAACCTGAACCTTTTGTATTCAGACACGACAGAAAATATTTTTACTACAACAACACCCCAACTGATATCTATATCGGTGAACTAGTAGCAGAAGATCGTATTGAGAATGCACGCAAAATCAGATCTACACCTCATAGGTTGAGCTACGAAGATGCTCGACTTTTTGAAGGTCCAGACAAAGAACTTTACATGCAGTTTATTACAAGTTCTTACGCTTCGAAATGGGATACTTCATCTCGCATGCTCGTGAAAAGCCCCAAAGTTTGCGTGGGAAAAGTTGATAAAAAAGGCCAGGTAACAGACTGTGTTTACCCTCCTGCTGGGCAAAATTTAGTTAAAGATAAAGCTGAGAAAAACTGGTGTTTCTTTACTGATGGCGAAAAATTAAGGTTGCAGTATTCAACTCTGCCTCTTGTCTTTAAAACTCCTGGAGAACCCGATCGAGTAATTGATTCGTCGTCTCTCAAAAAGGTCGTCAGTGATTGTCCTACCTTTAACTCGACCGCTCCTATAAAAATCGGAGACGAGTGGTTGGTGTTTTTCCACTGGAAATACATGGCTTTTGATACAAAGACACAGAGGCAACACCTTCTTTATCACCTAGGCGTATACACACTCGATGAAGGTCTTACTAAAATTACGCGGCAATGCACTGAAGCACTTTTTAGTGGCTCTTTGCACGACGATTTAATTTGGTGGACTGACTGCACAGGTCAACCTGTTTCTACGCAACCTGCTTGTATCTTGCCTTTCGGAGGTAGTTACGTCGAAGAAGACGACACAATCGAACTAGCTCTCGGAGTTAATGATTCCTTCATGGGAATCTTTAAGTGTCCTCTGGTCAATATCCTCGGACTCCTCGAACCCGTTTAGATACGTGACGATGAGTTCTTTAAGCTCGTTGTAGCGAACAAACCAATCCGGCAGTAGACCGTAATGCGGTAAAACTTCTCTGTCGTATTCGGTGTCTTCGATGTACTGAATAATTCGTTCAGCGTCCGTCACGTTTTTTCTTCGCGTTCGATTGTTGACCACACAACGATAGAAGCATCGTCGAGTAAATCGGCCATCGTAGGAGAATCTTCGAAGCTATTCATTAGTTCTCGCAGGCATCGATCAGCTCCAGCAAGCAGAAGTCCGCGTCGATCAACACCGTCAGTGAGCTGTCGGACTGCTTGAATGTGAGACCGAAGCTCTTTTTGAAGTACAGAAATTTTTGTTGCCGCTGTGGCATAGTCCAACATCCCTGTGTTGGTCATATCTCTTACGTTATCGATATCCATCTTCAGACTGTCGATTTCAATTAACAAGACTTTACGTAGATCTTGTTTGGGATATTTTTCTTGCACCCAGGCGGATAAATCGGCAATTGAGCCGTTATAACCAGGACGCAAAAAACGAGCATATAAATACGACTCAATTTCGCTAGTGCTGTTCTTGACATAGTGCAAGAAAGCATCCTTTTCAGTTTTGCCTAATGCTGTAAGCCAAGCCCCGACTGTACTAGTATCGCGAACTTGTGTTTCAATCATCCGAAGAATCGCTGACCAGTAAGCGCAATATTCATTGCGTTTTGACGTAAATCTTTGGTAGCACCCACATTCGCACGAACGCGTGCAAGATCACTTTCTGTTCTGGCTTTGTTAAGAGTCAAATTACCGACAATCTGCGCATCATATTTAGCCAGATCACCGGCAATTCGCTGTGAACCAAGAGCAAGATTTGCTGCTCCAGTTGCACGGGTTTGGGCCATAGCTCCCAAATCTTGCGCATACCTTTGAGCAATATTAGTTTTCGCGCCTTCTTGTAAGGCTTTAAGACCAAGATTCGTATAAGCTAAGTTCTGAGCAAGTGTGTTGTCACCCCCGCGTGCTGCTGTGGCAGCTTGGCTTAAGAACTGAGGATCAAGCAGTCCAACACTAAGTCTTGCGTTACCAAGTGCAGATTGTAAATCAAGTCCTTTACCGATAAGATCGGCAACCTCTTTGACTTGCGCCTGCGAAGAAAGCTGACCACGCTCTGCCGCATCTCGTAAAGCAGTCAATTGTCCGCTTGAGAGACTTGACCCTAAAAGACCTTGAGCACCAGAAACACTAGAGACAGTTTGTCCATAACGTTGTCCAGCTAAAGTCAGAGGAGCATTAGCTGACGCAGCTTGAGCTCCATACTTTGCGTAATAATCTATAGGGGCGGGTCCAACAGCAGCGCTACCTCCACTACTGGAGGACCCTCCTTCTCCTGAAAGAGCGCCGCCAACTGCGCCGACAAGAGCTCCGGGTGGACCGCCTGCAGCGAAACCGGAAAGGCCGCCTTTAATTATATTGCCGATATTTAATCCCATGATTACTTAAGTACCGAAGAACCCATTTTGTAAGCTCCGATAACGCTAGGAGCTGTAGCGTTCATTGCTTGCATGACACTCACA